CTGCAATTTGCTGTTCTTCTGATTGAGGCTCAATCAAAGAGGGAGGAGAACTACCTTCTTCTAACCATCGAATAGAGGAAAGATTCGTAATTGGGACAGCGACTTCAAAATCATCACAAGCTCTAACGAACACATTAACTTCAATATTAGTCACTGTGGATGGTGATGTAAGTTCATTCAGTACTTCTACCGAAATCACACCATTTCCACGACCTGAAGTCGAAGAATAAGTTAGTGCTGTAGTGTTAGATTGATCAGTGTTGGCAGAATTAAGGGCTATACAACGTGCATATGACGTCGTTTGACCCCATCCTACCTTGATCGTAAAATCTGTTGTGTTACTAATATCAATAATGTTGGTGTATTGAACGTTTTCCTCTCCAGGATTATATTCAACCGGGTCATAAGTAACCCTCAACCTACCTTTATGATAATTAGAACAGACTACTTGAAATCTATATTCCATGGAACCTCTCCAATACGCAAATGGATGTGAAGCAAAACACGCTGCAGTCATGAAAATCTCATCTCCGGATTTCCGATGCAAACCAGGATCAACAACGCAATTCCACAATAATGTGTTAGAGGCTGCTATTCCTGTCCAGGGAAAAGTAGTATAGTAAGATTGTTTCTTAGCGATATATGTAATATCAAGCTCATCTTGCGAATCTAAACCTACTGTCCTAGGATCTATAGTCAATTCCTGTTTACTATCTACAGACAATTTAACTACATCGTCTTCACCATCGGTAACTGCAAAATCACCCTTTATATGCGGCTTAAATGACATCTTCGTTTGTAAATTCACCGGCCGTGAATACCCAAACAAAGTTGCCATATGACCAAGCGCTGAAGCTCCTATCTCTGTAGCTCTAGCGTAGGTAGAAATCATCGGTACTGTTTTTAATTTACTTGCTATATTAGCAACAACTGATGCTGGCTTAGAAATAATTCCTTGCCCATATTCATCAGCTTGCGGGACAATGCCAGAAGCATCTGTGGCTGTAGGAACACCCACATGAACTTCCGATGCCCAAGCGTAAACCGTAATAGTCACCAAATCGTTTCCACCGTTAGCATGTTGTAAAAGGTTCACATCATTCATACTAATCATACCCATGTTGGACCAAGCTCCAGTCGTTATGTCTAAAGCATTATGGTCATTGAAAAAAGGTAAATCCATAATACCTCCCTGATTGTTTGTAGGATTCAGAATAAGAAAAGGCTTCTGAGATCCCAACACCCAATCATTACGTGTTGTGATTGTAGAGGGAGAGTAATCGTCTTGTCCATGTCGAGGAGTGTAGTTAACAAACATTCTGCCATAATGAAAGGCATTACCATTAATCACAAACTTAAGATGTAACTTAGCTCGTAAAAGACGATAGTTTGCAATACGATTAATAACACGAGGATTTGTGAAAAAATCTTCCCAAGGATTAAAATCCTCAGAAAAACCAGTGTTAACTGCCCATTGAAAATTTTGAATCCTAACCGGTCTCGAAAAGAAATCGGTCAAGGGTAAATCGCTGGGAATCGTATCTGAACCTACACTGTCTAAAGTACCAGTCATACCTGTCGAATCACCTGGAACTGAATCCAGAAAATTGATAGTACCTAACTTAGTATCTTCAGATTGAGGGACAAAGATGTCATACTCTTCACTAGTTGCGTGAAAGAAACGGTAGACCAGGCTATCCAGCCCTAGCATTATTTTGGACAATGCAAAATCCATCTGGGAAACGCCCAGCCCGTTGAGAATTCTTTCTCGGGATTCTCTTACCTGTTTACTGAAAGGAAAGTATTGTTTTGGGTCTAGTAGTCCAAGGTAAAACACCTAAAATATTTTAATTAACTAGAATCAGCGTATTTTTCCAGCCAAAACTGCACCCTTTCATCATATGTGCAGTCAACAGCAGGGACTGGTAAGCTTACGCGCTTAATAACCTGCTGCATTTGTTTTTGTCTCTTTTCATAAACGTCCCTTCCATGAGCAAACCACTCATGCATTGCGGTCTCGATACAACTTGCAGCCACCTGCTCTCTCGTTGCACCTTTAGACTTTAAATTACTATGTAATGATTTAAAAATGGAATTTTCGTCCAGAGCGCCTATAGATGTATTGATTTCGGGAATATATTTACTCTTTCTTTTAAGAAAATCTACTTCGTCCTTATGCAAAAATGCAGAGGAATTATCAGACTTGTCAGGCAAAGTAACCTTCATCCCATGATCTTTAAGAAATGATTGAAAAGAATAGAAATTAAAATCTCTAAAATCTTCTCTCACACTCCCAAC